AAAAGTTTTTCTCCAAATTTTTTTACTCCACAACAACCAGGCTATCTTCCTCCAGTATCTGGACAAGGTTCTTATACTGCTCATGCCAAAGGGGGTGTTCTTTCTGAAGACATTATAGGAATGGGAGTAAGAACTGGAAAGACTCATGTTCTGCATAAAGATGAAACCATTATTCCTGCAGGAGAAGGAAAAAGTAGTGTAAACGTAAAACTTATTGTAAATAATAATACAGGACAACCAGTAAAAGCTCGACAGGAAAAACCAAGATTTGATGGACAAGAAACCATAGTAACTTTGTGGCTTGATGCTTTTGAAAGAAATAAAATGGGATTAAGAGAAAGATTAGGGGTGAGTTAAAATGCTTTCATTTCCTTTAATATGTAATAATGAAAGAACTTCTGATTGGGAACTGTTTGATCAAGTCAGAAGCAGACCTATAGTCAGAACTCCTTTTGAAAATGGAGCAGTACAGACAAGAACAAGAGTTACCACTTCTCGATGGAAATTTTCAGTAGGAGCAAATCTGATGACAACGACTTTATACGATACTCTTACTGCTTTTTTTGACGCTAATCAAGGAGGAGCTTTTGATTTTATTCATCCGATTACAGGAGTTACACATGAAGTTCGTTTTTCTGAAGATGAATTGCCTGGAGCGAAACCTACAGGTACTGGTTCAAATGCTCGATGGAGTATATCAGGAATTGCTCTTGAAGAAACTGCTGGTTCTACAGTAGTAACTGAAACTACAACAACTACAACGACAACAACGACAACATGATAAAGGAGTATAATGTCATTATCGGCAGTAGCATATTTAGAAAAAAATAAATTAGCTTCGACAGGAGTATGGATTGTTCTTTTAAAAATCCAAACTCCAAAAGGAATAATTATTAGAATTTGTGCGAATACAGAAGACGTTATATGGCCTGTAACTGGAGGAGATACATATATAGCTTTTCCTTTTGAACTTGATGAAATTGGAGAATCAAGTAAAGGAGAGATCCCACAACTTACTATTAGAGTATCTAATGTTAGCAGAGTTATGCAATCTTATATGGAAGCAGAAGATGGGATGGTCAATTCAGAAGTTATTATCAGAGTTGTTCATTCCACTCATATTACTACTGCTTCAAAAGGAGTGGGCATTCATAATCTTAATCCTGAAGTCATAGCGTATTATGATATAATTGATTCTAATGTTGATAATCAATGGGCTTCATTTATTCTTGGAGCTTCGAGTCCTTTTAGAATGAGATTTCCAAGAAATAGAGTTTTGAGGAATTTTTGTAGATACAAAGTTTTTAAAGGAGCGCAATGTAAGTATGTAGGAGTACAAACAACCTGTGATAGAACTCTTTATACTTGTAGAAATACTATGAAAAATTCTAATAATTTTGGAGGGGCTCCTGGAATAGGAAGTGGTGGTACTTATGTTTAAGGATCTAATTGGGACCCCATTTATACTTGGAAAAACAGACTGTTGGTGGCTTGTACGTGAAGTCTTTAACAGATATGAAATTATTATACCAGATTATAATTTAGCTTGTGAAGCAGTAAAGAAAGTTAGTTCTGATAATGAAGCTGTTGCAAATGTTGTTAATTCGTCTATTCAATCTTATGAGAATGAATGGGAATTATTAGAAGAACCAAAAGAACCCTGTCTTATTGCTTTATCATTAGGAGTTCCAAGAGGATTTTTTAATCATACAGGAGTATATATAGGAAAAGGAGAATTTATTCATACCAGAAGAAGAATAGGATGTTGTGTAGAAAAAATAGAACATCCACTTTATAAAAATTGTGATAAGAGATATTATGAATATATTGGATAAAAATAAAATAATGATCACTGCGATTAAAGATCCTTTTGATCCTTATAATTCCAGGATTATTGAATATAGAGAATGGGAAGAAAAAAATGTCTTTAATTATATGAAAGAGATTTACCCTTTGATACCCGAAGATTGTGATGTTGTGGTTAGTATTAATGGTAAAATTATTAAAGATGTTCATAATATATTTCCAGACAAAGGAGATAATTTAGTTTTTTGTCTTGTATTGGGGGATGATGTTCTTAGAACAGTGGCCTTTATTGCTGTAGCGATTGTTTCAATATATCTTCCTCCTGTTTGGGGACTTACAGGAATATATGCTGCTACTGCCAGTGTTGTTATGGCTACAGCAGGAGCCCTGATTATAAATGCAGTACTTCCTCCACAAATGCCTTCTTTAGGAGGAACAGGTAGTTTTGAATCAACATCTCCTACTTATAGTTGGGGGGCTTTAGATAATCCTTCTGAAGAAGGATTTCCTTGGCCCGTTATTTATGGAACAGTCAGAATATTCCCTTATCTTATAGGTAAATATATTGATGAAGTCTTAGAAATTCCTGTGCAACAATCTATATATAATGGGGGAAGTCTGTCAGCTATGAAGCATTCTATTTTTTTGAATAATGTTCCCCAAACATTAAAAAGTAAACAATATTTGAATCTTTTATTTTGTATAGCAGACCATTCAGTTAATACAATAGATTCTATAGAAATAAATGGGAATGATTTTGATCAATATGAAGGAGTTTCATCAGTAAAGAGATATGGTTCTAATACTCAAACAGTAATTCCTAATTTTAATGATACTATTCAAGGAATTGTAGTAGGAGATAAACTTTCAACAAGTTGGTCTGCTTCATATACCACACCCAGAAACGACACTCAGGAGATTATTGTGGGAGTTAATCTCCCTAATGGTTTATTCTATGCAAACGATAATGGAGGAATGGGGAATACAACTATTTCTATTTCTATTCGATTTAGACCAACTTCAGGAGGAAGTTGGGTGACCTGGATTCCCAATGACATTACAGCAGCCCAAAAAACAGCTATTGCAAAGAACTATAAAATACAGAATTTATCCCCTAATGAATATGAAGTTCAGGTTAGACTCACTGGTGCTCTTTTAAGTGGTCTCAGATACAGTAATGATGCTTATTTTGATTTTCTTCAAAGTAAGATTTATGATGATTTTACATACCCTGGTGTTTCTTTATTGTCTATTAAAGCTCTTGCTACAGATCAATTAAGTGGGGAAATGCCTCGGATTTCTACTCTCGTTACTCGTAGTACTGTTCCTGTGTGGACAGGAACTCAATGGACAAACAAAGCAGCTACTAATCCAGCTTGGGCTTGTTATGATATGTTGGTTAATCAGAATTATGGGGGAGGAGTAGCTCCTGGCAGGATGCTTTATCAGGAGTTTTCTAATTGGGCGGATTTTTGTACTACGAATAGATATGTCTGTAATATATATTTTGATGTGTTCTCATCTTTCCCCGAAGCATTAGCCAAGATTTCTACAATAGGTAGAGGAAGAGTTGTTCAAAGAGGAACACAATTCGGAGTGGTTGTGGATAAAGCAGATTCTCCAGTACAGTTATTTGGAGTAGGAAATATAATAGAAAACACTTTCAGAGAATCTTATTTATCTTTAAAAGACAGAGCTAATGTAGTTGAAATATCATATTTTGATGCTACTAAGAGTTACAGCAGACAGACATTTGAAATAAGATCTGATACTTTTGATGCTGATACGGATATTGAAGAAAAGAAAATAGCTATTGTTCTTTACGCTTGCACAAGCAAAACAATCGCTTTGAAATATGCTAAGTTTCTTTTGAACTGTAATAAATATTTTGTTAGGAATATTTCGTTTGAAGTGGGAGTAGATGCTATAGCTTCTCAAGTAGGTGATGTAGTTTGGGTATCCCACGATGTTCCTCAATGGGGATATTCAGGAAGAGTCCTTTCTGCAAGTTCTAATACAATACAAATAGACAGAGAAGTAACATTGAGTCCGGGTACAACTTATCACATACTTGTACGTCATTCAGATGATGATGCTCTTGAAGAAGTAGCAATAGAATCAGTTACAGTAGAAACTACTACTAATCTTTTGAGATTATCAAGTGTTTGGTCACAAATTCCCATAGCAGATGATGTTTATACTTTTGGTATAATTAATAGAGTAGCAAAAGAATTCAGAATCAATTCTATTACCCGATCACAAGAAATGACTCGTAGAATTGAAGCTCTCGAATATCGTTCTGAAGTATATAGTGATTCAATTACTATTCCTGATTATGAGCAGGAATATGATTTACCCTCTGTTAGTTATTTAAGAGCAACAGAACCTTATGATAACAGTACAAATTTATCTTATATATCTTTAACATGGATGGGGGTAGGGGTTCATAGAATATGGATGAAAGACGATCTCAATACAGCATGGAGTCTTTTATCTAAGCAAGCAGGTAAGAATTCTTATGCTATTTTAGGACAAGAATTAAATGTAGGAACAAAATATTATTTTGCTGTATCTGCTACTACTAATCCTGAAGAGGGGAAACAGGTATCAATAACTTATAGGGGTTGGGTTGATCGTCCTATTATTTGGCCTATTAGAGGACTTCAAATTCAAGGACAAGGGAATTCAACAATATGGCAAGACAGAGATGTAAAATTAGAATGGAATTTATCCACAAGTGCTTTTGTTAGTGTTGCTGGAGGGGATTTACTGGGTGCAGGAACGTTTCCTCCTCTAACTAATTTTGGTGGTTATCGCATAGCTATTTTAAATCCT